GGAAGAACCTATGTATGGTGCAAAAATGAATAGTGCACCGTCGACAAGCCAAAGCTATCACTGCGACCGTAAGAACGGTGGCGGACAGGGGACCTTGGGTTCGACAAAATTACCGAAAATTAAATTTGGTGATGTTGGATCTGGTGGTTCAAGACCGAAAGGCGCCTTCAAGGCGCCCCTAGGCAAACCGGGGGTGGTGCGGCTTGAGAGCCAAACCGCCCGGGCCCGGGGACACGCGTGTCCTGGGGCCGGTGACGATAAGGAGCAATTCCCGCTACGTCATCCAGGTGTCCGTCGGCTGGAGGAGAGTGTCATCGACCTCCTCCAGGAGCTGTCCCATAATGGGAAATTCCAGCTCAGGAATCAAATGATGATTCGCTCTTTGGCGATCCCCGTGGCTCTGTTAAGAGATTATGGAGACCACACGCCGAAGGGCCGCGAGCTCATTGTGTATGAGTTTCGCCAAGCCGTCCGTTTCCTACTGACTCTGAACCCCTATATCGACCTCGATCTTGACTATGTCAAGTTCCAAGTGTCAAGGTGGTTCCAGGAGGCAGTGGGAGACATTCGAGCCGACACCGGGCATAAAAGCCTGGAGCCGAGCCCGATGGTGGAGCTTGCTCTGGAGATCCGTGAACATCTGTTTGCAGGATACTTGCGTAAGCTGGTGAAGAGGGTTATTTTCCGTGCACAGAACGGTAACGCTAAAGCGATTTCCATCGCGGCGTCATTTCTGCTGCTAAAGAAAGGCTGGCCAGAGTTGTCGAATGTGAAAAAGCTTGAGTCCATTAAGGATCATCAGGCCTATCTGTCGACACCCGTGGAGCCGATCTCCCTGGAACTGAAGATGTGCGTCGAAAAGACCACACAACAAGTTCTAGGCGGAGCACTTCCCAATATCTACACCAAGATGAACCCCTCACACAACGCGTCTTATGCAGCCTCTCGGAAACGAGGTGGCGCTTACAGCGAAGTGGTTGAGGAGGATTACATCCCTCCTGCTTCTCGACCGTACCCCTCTCTGGGTGCGCGAAACGCTTCTGGCAGGACCGCTCGTCCATCACTAAGAGCCATTCTTGGCTCAATCAGTGATTGGAAACATAAGGTCCTCCGAAACGTACGCGACCAGTGGCGTACTCTCATCCCGCGGATCGATCCGGCTCCTTCAATAGGTGCCCGCAATCGTCCCGCACATCCGAACATCGTCCGTGTACAGTGCCTCCCCGAACCGGGGAAGTTCCGTAACATCACGGCGGGTCCCGCATTGCTATACACTACGTTACAAGGCCTCCAAGGAGTACTTCTTACGAAATGGAAAGCTCAGCGTTACTCAACGATGAATCATGGATGGGAAGAGCAAATCGAGAAATGGGTTATACCATCGGGTTGGCTCTGGAACTCGGGTGACTACAAGGCTGCCACTGATCAACTCAACTCTTCCTCGTCGCGCGCGGCGGAACAGAAGATTTTGAGTTTGGCAGGTCTTGAAGGCCTCTACACCGGTCTATTGGACGCTCTCATTGAGTATCCTAAGGACCTGTTGTCAGAAGGCATGTCACAGTTGGTATACCAGAAGAATGGACAACTGATGGGCCATCCCCTTTCGTTTCCGATCCTTTGCATCGTTAACCTTTCTGGACTCAAACGAGCCCTACAGATAGGTGTGAAGCTAGGTATCATTACGAGGGAGGATGCCACCTTTATTCTCCATCACACCAAGATCAATGGTGATGATATCCTCTTTCCTTGTCCCCCTCCGTTCGTTCCCACCTGGGAGCGGACGGCGGCCGAACTCGGTCTCAAGCTGTCGATCGGCAAAAGTTACTCTTCGAGTTTCTTCGCAATGGTCAACAACGTGATGTTCCGAATGGGCCCCCGCGGGGGAAAGCGTATTGGCTACGTCAATCAGAGTTTAATCCTGAACTACAAAATTAAGTCAGGTGATAGGGAAGACTCACCGATGGAAATCGGGCACGCATTTAATAGCATGCTCGAACACTGTCCGGTAAGTCGACCTTTTCTCTCCGATATGATCGCCAATCGTAGGCTGGAACCGACCTATGGTTACCAACCCAACTTCTTTGTCTCGACAAAGTTGGGTGGCCTTGGGATAGATCCCAAGTGGACCAATGGTCAACCGGTTCGCCTCACGTTAACGCAAAGGCGAGTAGCAGCGCTATTCGCGGAAGACGTCGTTTCTTCTTTCGTCTGGTCCAACGGATTTTCCGTGAAAGGACCTTTGGCGAAGTTTCTGAAGGAACTTCCGGCTCCGCGTCTCACGACGGCTGCTAACTCAGAGGTGTACGAGATGAGGTACCGACCACTGATTGTCGATAACGAAGTCATTGACCCACACTGGGACTCTGACCCGTCGTCGTACAAATCGTGGGTTGCCCTCCTGACGAGTATGTCACTCTCCATCGGCGAGAGGGACAGCAAGCGTCTCAACCTTGCTAAGTTATCGTCAGTTAATCCGATGCGTCGCGAAAAGGTACTGAACATGAAACCCAAATGGTTATTTCCGGAACTTCCGGAGCCATCCACAGGGTTTGTGTTCTCCTACCGCGGGCGCAACTTCTGATAAGGGGGTTCTCGTTCTTAAATGGTCCAAAACGTTGGGCGGTTGAGATCAACCGTTTCCGTAAAGATTTACGTACTAAGTGTTGTCCTGTTTACCCGGTAAAAGGATACCATGGAATGTCGAGAGACTGCACGGATCAGCCTACAACCGAGATCACACTCAATTCCACCCTCAATTCTGTTTGTCACTGAAGTCAACACAGGCATAGATAGTTCGAGTCCTAACAGGGCCCGATGAGCTAGGCTACTACCATCGGCTATGCTCTTCAGCAGATAAAGAATTGATTGGAACGGAGAGCGATCTCACTCGTAGGTGAGCGAGAATGAACAGTCCCACCCTGGGTATGGTGGGCGCCCCGATGTCTTCCCAAAACAATAGGAAGGCTTCCAAGAGTGTCAAGAAAATGACAGCTCTCAGTGCACGTGTGTCCGAGCTCACACGTCGCATTCAGCAATCGAAGCTCCACAACAACAATGCCAGGACCACCCCGCGGGGTGGATCACGGAAAGCCCGCAAGGCCAAAGGCTCCTCTTCGAGGAAACCCTTTCCTGTGCCGGGCACCGTATCCTTTGCCGGTACGCCAATGAACGCAGTTTCTGAATTCCAGTTTACTACGTCGGCTGCCGGCCTCGGCGTCGTTGTTTTCAACCCCTCGCTGGCTTGGACCGATTCCCGATACTTTCAACAGTCGGGCGCCCCCTCTGGGCAAATCGGAACAACCATCTACTCGTCTCCGGCAGCCGTCGGCACCGATATCCTCATTGGACACGGTTCGCCAGGCTACTCGGGACAGTATCCCTCGTCAGGTAACATTGATGACTGGGCAGGCCATATCCAATGGATTGGCTCCACCGCTCACGTCTACTACAATGGTACTGAACTGAACAAGGGAGGGACGATCTCCGTCATCTCAGGCGAAACTAGCTACTCGCTGGTCGAATTTGACTATGGAACCGGCAACTTTGTCGGATCCAATGCGTCACTCATGACCACTTCTGCGGGTATGTCTACGTCTCACCATCTTGGTGCGGAAAAGCACATTCACTTTCTCCCTCATGGGGCCCACCTGGGCTCACTTACTGAGATTCCGGAGAGAATGCAAGCCGACATGAACGATAGCACGTACAAATTCCTTCCGGATATCGATACGTCCTACGCAGAAAACGGCTTCACCTGTGCTTTCGTCCTGAAGGCAGCGGGGGGCGCGCAACCTTTCACCGTGCGAATGTGTCACCGGTACCGAACCAGGATGTATCAACACCTGGGAGGTGGACCGGTCAAGACACTCTCGCCTCCAACAAACTCCTTTGCAGCAGACCCTAGCCGAATGGCTAAGCTCTCTGCCTCGATCGCAGCGATCAACCAGAACCGTTCAACGAACGGAACATCCCCACTCGTCACAGACAGTGGGAATTCACCTGGATTGGTCGGTCAGCTCGTCGGGGATGTCCTCGGACCTGGAGCGGAGAAGGTGGTGGAAGGTTTGGTGGGAGGCTTTGTTAAAGGCCTCCTCTAACCGTGCGCGCCTGACCTGAAAGTAGCAGTCGTGTGTCGTCTATCCAAAGACGTTAAACTATGGATCGCTTACTTGAGGATTTTAACCTCACGTATTCGTATGACACACTGAAAGACCGCTACACCACAGATGCACTCGACACTCTACTCTTCGCTGACTATGCGAGGTTCCTCCTTAAATGGAAAACCTT